TCGAGAAGTATGGACAGCAGTTCGTCCTACACTATCTGACAAACGGGGTCATGCACTATTCATTGGCACACCCAAAGGATCTTTTAACTGGGCCAAAGACATGTATGACATGGCTGACTCTAATGAAGATTGGCGATCCTTTAGCTTTACTACACTGGATGGTGGTAATGTTGATCCTGAAGAAATTGAATCAGCCAAGCGAGACTTACATGCTAAACTGTTTAGACAAGAGTATCTAGCCACATTTGAAGATTCAGGCAACAGAGTCTTTCCAGACTTTAACAAAGACAATATACAACCCTATAACGGAGAAGAACCACGCAGCCTAATCATTGGCATGGACTTCAATGTAAGCCCAATGACAGCAGCCATTGCCACTATTGTAGATGCCGACACAGTTCACTTTGTTGATGAAATACAGTTATACAGTAGCAACACTGAAGAGATGGTTCAGGAAATTAAAAACCGTTATCCCAACATCAGACCAGAACGCATCACTGTGTATCCAGACCCCGCTCGTTCAGCACGCAAAACATCAGCCACAGGCAAAACCGATCACAGTATCCTACAGAATGCTGGCTTTGTAGTTAAAGCACCACGCAAGCATGATGCAGTAAGAGATGGTGTTAATTCTGTTAATGCTAGAATCCTTAATGCACTAGGTGAAAGACACTTGTTTGTTGCAAATAAGTGTAAATACATTATTGAAAGTCTTGAAAGACACAGTTATAAAGAGGGAAGTCTTACACCCGACAAGGACACAGGATATGATCACATGGCAGACGCTGTGAGATATCTTGTGCATTATATATGGCCCATAACACGCGAGGTCAAACCCTCTGCACCACAGAGATGGACACACAGGATTAACTAACAATGGCTAATGAATTACTCACACAAGCATACGACGCTATTACTTCACGACACTATGCCTATTCCGATCTACAGGATCGTTGGCAGTTCTTGCTTGAATCATACATGGGTGGAGAAATGTATCGTGATGGCGGACACCTAACACGCTATGTGCTAGAAACCGCTGCGGAATATGACGCACGCTTACAAAGCACACCATTAGACAATCACTGTAAGTCAGTTATCTCAGTATACATTAGTTTCTTGTTTCGTGAACCAGCATTTCGTGAACTAGGATCTATTGGCAATAATCCACAAATTGACAGCATTCTAGACGACAGTGACCTAGACGGTCGTTCATTTGATTCGTTTATGAAAGAAGCTGCTATCTGGGCCAGTGTGTTTGGACACTCATGGATATTGGTAACACAGCCTTCAGCTGAAGCACAAACCGCAGCTGATCAAGTAGCACAAGGTATTAGACCATATCTAAATCTACTAACACCATTAGTGGTCACTGATTGGCAGTGGACAAGATTAGCCAATGGTAGATATGAATTATCTGAATTCAAATACATTGAAGATGTTAATGGATCAGTATCAACATTCCGTTGCTGGTATCCAGATTACATTGAAACTTATGTAGTAGATCATGAAAACAAAACTGTGGAACTCACCGAAGTTGCACCTAATGAACTGGGTCGCATTCCAGCAGTATTAGTTTATAACCAACGCAGCCAAATTCGCGGCATTGGTATTTCGGATATTGATGACATTGCGGATATGCAGCGTAGTATCTACAATGAACTATCAGAAATTGAACAGGCAGAAAGATTGGGTGGTCATCCCAGCCTTGTAAAAACTCCAGACACACAGGTAGGTTCTGGTGCGGGTAGCATTATCGAAGTTCCAGAGAACTTGGATCCTGGCTTAAAACCTTATATGTTAACAGCAGACGGCACACCAATTAACATGATGTATGAGTCAATCAAGAATCGTGTTGCAGCCATTGACAAGATGGCTAACACTGGTGGTGTTCGTGCTACTGAAACACGCACACTAAGCGGCGTTGCAATGGAAGTTGAATTCCAATTGCTAAATGCACGCTTGTCAGAAAAAGCCGATAACATGGAGTTGGCTGAGGAACAAGTTTGGCGACTCATCGCTGCCTACCTTGGTTCAGAATGGAATGGTTATGTGGAGTATCCAGGTTCATTCAACATTCGTGACACGGGCCGTGAGTTCCAGCAACTACAAACTGCTCGTGCTATTACACAAGACACAGGGTTAATTGCAGAGATTGATCGTCAGCTTGCAGACTTAATGGGTGTAGACCCTGATGAAGTATTATCAGCACAAACCATTATGCAGGATGATACCAGCAATGGCTAGAAAAAAGCGCAAGAAGAAAGTAAATGTTTACAAGGGCGTAAGTGCTTGTAAAACAGATTGCTCAGGACATCGTGCAGGTGCACGATATGCACGCAGTGGTGGTTCAGATCCATCGCCGCATTCGCCTAGTTTTAACAAAGGCATGCGTATTGCACAAGGTAGATTTAGAAGGGGTTCAAGATAATGTATAAGAAAAAGAAAGGTGGTCGCGGTAAAGGCGGCGGCAAGAAATATTAATGCACTCGTTGGCTTTTAAGGCTACACTGGTGCTTAACGAATTATTAAAGTTCTGGTTTGGTGTATTGTTAGTATACGCTGTATTAACACTAGCATCAACAGTTTTATAGGGAGTTCAACTTATGCCTGTAACTCGTGTGAAGGGCGGTTATCGCTGGGGTTCCAGTGGTAAGGTGTATAAGCAAAAGTGGCGTGCAGAGCGACAAGGTCGTGCCGCATACGCCGCAGGTTATCGTGGCAAAAAGCGTAAGAAACGCTGATTTCCATAAATATTATTATTACTCATTAGGAGGCGAGGTTTACAATGGACCATTCAAATACATTGGCTTATGAAGATACCGTAACTGATACGGCAGAAACAACTGAAAATCAGGCAGAAGCTGCAAAGACATACTCACAGCAAGAAGTCGACAACATGATGGCACGGATGCGTGGATCATTGGAGCGAAAGTTTTCCAAACAGTTTGAAGACCTTGGTGATGTAGAAGAACTGCGTCAATTAAAAACTGAAGCAGAAAAGCGCAAACAAGAACAAGCCATCAAGCGTGGTGAGTTTGAAAAGACGCTACAAGATCTAGCAGCTAAAAAGGACGCTGAAATTAATCGTTTAAGTTCAGTGGTCCAGGATTACAAACTTAACATGCCACTGCTTAATGCAGCAGCAAAGTATAAGGCTGTTAATCCAGAACAAGTGCAGACATTATTGCGTGCAAGTGTTCGATTAAACGAAGATGGTGAAGCAGAAGTGTTGGATAAAACTGGTGCTGTTCGTTATGATGACGCTGGTAATCCTATTACTGTTGAAGCATTTGTTGAGGAATGGTTAAGAACTAATCCTCACTTTTTAGCGGCATCGCCGTCAACTACAAATGCTCGTTCAAGTATTTCTGCAAATACCAAACAGGACTTTGATCTATCCAAATTGGATTTAAGTAAGCCACAGGATAGACAAATTTATAAAGAAGCCCGGTCAAAGGGTTTAATTTAATAAGCCAATAGGAGATTATAATGGCAAATTCAGCATATACTTCCGGTTTTAACACCGATGCCTTATTTGTTCCTGCCAAAGCAGCAACAATTTATGCTGCCCACGAAAATTCATTGTTCTTGGGTGGTCAACTTATTCCTGTAGTTAATGCACCAAACGGTGTTCTACAGGTTCCAGAATTAGCAGCAGTAAGTGCTACTAAATTAACTTCTGAAGCATCAACTGGTGTTGATCTTGAAACAGTTCTGTCAGCAGACACCAAGAACACTATCGTTGCTAACCTATACGCAGCTCGTTCAGTTGTTCGTGACCTTGGTAATGTTGATCCAACTGAAATTGGTCGTGTTCTAGGTAACAGCGTAAGTGCTTCATTCGACGCTGATGTTGCAACTGTATTAGCAACTCTAACTAGTGGCACAACTGGCGGCACTTCAGTGCTTGACGATGTATTCGGTGCAGTTGGTGCAATCCGTGCAGCTAAAGAAATGGGCCAGCTTTATGGTGTTGTTTCTGCTGACCTATACGGCACAGTAATGAGCGCAATCGGTTCTACCGCATACGCTGGTGGTGACATGTTCCAGGGTGCTGCCCTGCGTTCAGGCATGCTAGGCGCTATCGCTGGTGTTCCAATGTTTGTTAGCAGCTACCTAAGTGAAGGTATTGCTGTATTTGGTCAAGATGCAATGCGTATCGGCATGCAGAAGAACATCGACCTTGAAGTTGCACGCCGTGCTGAAGCTGTAGGTTTCGATGTTGTTGCTAGCCTACATGCAGCAGTTGGTTTAATCGACGCCACTCGTGGTATCTACCTAGACTACTCAGCATAATAGAGGATCAGAACTATGGCTTTTATCCAAAAAGGAGATACCGTTTATAGTTTCGCTGACTATGACGATGTCTTGGCTAAAGATACGCGAGTATTCCAAGCCAATGAAAGCCTCACTGAAACCGTTGTAGAAGATGCTGTGGTGCGTAGC